ACTGTGACTTTTCTTAAAAAAGTATTCATTGCCTTCTGGGCGTTGCCATACACTCTGCGCTACCTCTGCCCAGGTCTTGCCTACTAGATGTCTTTTGCCAGGACGAATAACAGCAAGGAACATTGCCATACGAGGTATACTGTTAACTGGTTCAGGCATCTTACACATTAGATCCCAGTGATTGCCAATATGTATAACACTCTCAAACCGTGTTTTATCCAAGAGTGTAAGCCAATTAGGATCCTGCATAAGTTCTACTAGGTGTAGTTCATTGCGTACATGTTCATATACATTTACATTAAGCAAATCTAATTTAAAGTATCCTATATCTTCTGCTCGTTTGTGTTCCAGCGTAGCAATACCATCATGTGCAACAGGAATATCTGTAAAGTAAACTCCAGTGTTATGTCGTGCATCAGTGTTGAGCCTAGCGGGCACACCTTGAATGTAGTCTAGCAACCGTGTGCGATCAGCAAAGTCAATGTCGACATCTGGCATATCATACATTATAGTCCTGCTTCCTTGAGTATATGTTTTACCCATTCTGTGTCCGCAAAGTAATCTACAAACTTGCGCTTCCAATAGTCTGGATCAATATATGGAAATATCATTTCAATCTGCTCTGTGCTTAGTTTGTCCAGTGCTTGTTGCCCACTAGTACAGTTAAAAATAATCCAAGCACTGATGCGTCCTGTTGTAATATGCTGCACAAGAACATTACCGTTAACATAGTTAAAGTAATGGTTGAATACACTTTCTTTTTCTTCTGCCCAGGTTTCCATGGTCTTTATGCTACGCTCCAGTGCATCCTGTGTTGCTTCTTTGCGCAAGTGCTCCATCAAATATTCCTGATACACTGCATCCTTGCACCAGTAGTCCAGTTTCTTATTGCTTTTAATTACCCAGTCAATAAACTTAGCAGTGTTAATAGCACGAATATTCACCATGTGTCTACCAAACTTTACAAACGCATTATAGTATGCACTGTCACTAAAGTCTTTGTACGTCTTAAATTTTGCACTGCCCTGTGTAAGTTCATAGAAACGCAAATAAGCAGTCATGCCCAGTTTAACACCTGCTTCATTCTCTTGTTGTGCTCTGCGCTTTGGCTCGCAAAGATGCGCAGCAAGTGTGCTTTCCTTGCGATACGCTTTGCCGCAGTACTGGCATATGTAGTCTTTAGTTTCCATACTATAGTTAATTATAGCATCTTTTATAACGCTTGTAAAATCGTTCATAGATCACCGTAAAGTTTTGCTATTGCTTTAAGGTCCTTGTCTGTGTACATGTTAGCAAGCATGTCCAGTTCATCACTTTTTGCAAGTGGATGCAAGCGTTCTACTTCTTTGCGTCGCTTGCTACTATTGTTCTTGTCTTTCTTTTTATGACCAACCCACTGATGAAACTGCGTACCCATTCCAGGACTTACTGTGCATAATAGTTGCCACACCAGTTTAGGGTGCCGTGCTAGTTCAAAGTAAGTGCAGTTAACACGCTGATTGCCAGCCATTAAGTAGTACGCTTGTAGTTCACCACTGCCTTTTACTAAACTTACATAACGGTTTAGTAAGAACGGTGCTAGTTGTTTTTGATGCTCAGGTGTAAGCCCATCATAGAACGCATAGTCTTTGCGATCTATTGCAGCAAGCACTGTGTTTAGGGGCAACTTGTCAGTCAAATCTAACTCCGTGTGTATCTATTACATCACTAAATGATAGCACAAACATGCGGGCATCGTCAAGTGTTTCAAACTCTAAAACTATTGTATCGTCAACGCTTTCTATTCTATGGTCTGTGTCTGTGCGATGTTCTAAATAACGTCTCACACGATCTGTTAAATTTTGGGCTAGGGTTCCGTGCTTTACTGCAGTGTGAAAGTCTAACATATGGCTAAATTCAAAGCATCTATAGTCTGTGCGAGTTATCCTGCCTGGAGTAGTCATACCAGGACGCCAAGGCATACTACCACGCTTTGTCAATGCTTACAATCTCGTTTTGCTTGTTGATCTCTTTTGCGCAGAACACACAACGAGGATTTTCTACGCCTGTTTCAATTGGAATTGCAAGTATCTGTCCCTGTTTAAGTTTAGGAAAGAACCATTTGACATCGCTGTAAATGTCCACAATGTTTACTGGCAAATAGTTGTGTCTAAAGTCTCCCAGTGGATTAAACACAAATGCATCAAACCCACGATCGTTTAGACTGCTAAAGTTTAGCATCTCTAGGTCACCAATGTCTCTGTCACCAATAAGTATTTTCCAATCCACTGGCATGCGAATCATGTTACCGCCAACATCTAGCACTACTGCTGGACTGTTAAAACTTTCTAGAAAGATAAGCGGAATGAAAAAGTAATCTGGGTCTGCTGGATTACTGTTGTCCAGTATTGCAAAACGAAGATCATCTACCTCGTCTGGTATGTCATTCATTTCATATGCTGTGTTTTCTAATGTAAGTATACGCATTAGTATACCTCTACAATTTTATCAGCAATGCCATATTTCTTTGCTTCCTCTGCACTTAGCCAAACATCTTCTGCAGGAAGTAGTACTTCACGAATCTTCTTTTCAGTTAAGCCAGTGCATTTTTTATAGTGTTCCAGCATACGCTCACTGCTAAGTTCAAACTCACGCATTGTAGCAAACAGCTCATGTTCTTTACCACGTGATCCCCAACTGTATTGATGTGACAGTATACTGGTGTTTGGTGTAATTACACGGCGGCCTTTTGTGCCTGCCATAAACGTAAGGATACCACAACTTGCAATAAGTCCTAGTCCAACCGTTTTAATTGGAATCTTACTGCCTTTCATAGTATCAATAAGTGCAAATGCTGCATGCACACTGCCACCAGGACTGTTAATAATAAGTGTTAGTTCTTTAGGACGTTGACTTGCTGGCAACATATTCTGTTCAATAATCCAAGTAACAAACGGCGCAGTGCTCTTATTATTAAATTGCTCATAGAAGTAAGCAACTCCGCTGTTATACATAGTTTCGCCTAGTTTTGGCTTTTCCATCTTTTCACTCATACTAATTCCAATCTGCTTTCTCTACCGTAAACGGATAGTTTGCTTCTTTATAAAATGCTTTACGTTTTGTTAAATGTCTTTTAGCGTATTTTGCTGTACTGGTTATGTCCCAGATTTGTACGAAATCTTTGTCTTCCGCTTTGCGAATGCCGCGACCAATGCTTTGTATAACTCTAACAAAACTTTTACCGGGCTCAACAAGCACAAGATTAAAGATACGAGGAATATTGATACCCACCGCTGCAACTCCATAAGTGGCGATAATGACCTTGCCTGTAGCAGTTGATACCTCGTCATATTCTGTTTTTCTGTCTGCACCTTTTGTACTTCCTGATACGAACACACTGTCTGGGATACGACTTGCTAGTTCATTGCCTGCTGCAATTCTGTCCACTAGTATAAGTGTGTTGCCTGTGTCCTTGATACTATCACATAGTCCTGAGATATAATCAAGTCTGCCTTTATCTTCTAGTAAGTATTTAAGCTCGCTTTGATAATTTGTATGCACAACTGTATCAATCATTTGTACAACGTTCACGTGACACTGTGCAAGCACACCTTTGTCCTGCAGTTCTTTTGCGCTGATCTGATTTATAACAGGACCAATACTGCACACAATACCCACGTTCTCAAACTTCTCTTTAGGTACTGTGCCAGTTAGTCCCCAACGTATGGGTATATGGCTCATTACACCCGTTAGCAGGGCTGTAAGGGCGTCTGCTTTAGCCATATGCACTTCGTCCACCATAATACACACCACATCCTCAAGGAACTCACCAATGCTTATAGGCGCTACTGCGTTCTTTGTATTTTTTAGTAGTATGTTTAGACTTTGCCAAGTGCAAATGGTATGTGTTTTACCAAACTCTTTACGCTCACCATAGTACACTCCAACATCCAATCCCATGTTGACATAGTCTTCTTCTGTTTGTGTAACTAGACTTTTGTTGGGAACAATAACTACACTGCGTCCATAGTTCTCAACACTCTTGCTCAGTGCTGCAGTCATCAGTGTTTTACCTGCACCTGTTGCAATCTCCTGCAGGCTCTGTGGATTTGCTAGGAACTCGTTGATTGTTTCAACTTGGTAGTCACGCAATATAATAGGCTTACCCTGTGCAGGATGCCCCTTTGGCCACGCTACATGACTAAAACTTTCTTCTGTTACAGGCTCTAATACAAACTCAGTCTGATATTCACGCATGTCATTCAGCGTAACATCATATCCCTGTTGTACCAGTACTGGAAGAATGTCCGGGAGGAGGTTTATATATGTACTCCCTCCAAGTTGAAAAAATGCTTTTTTGCCGTCCCAGCGTCCAAGTTTGACAGCAGGTAGATAACGAGCATAGGGGATCTCATACTTGAACATATTGGATAACTTTTTGCGAGTATCCAAGTCCAATCCTTCGATCTTACAGTTCACTTCGTCTTTAACGTGTATTATTGCAGGCTTCATATATCTTTTCCGCTATTTGTTTATGACCTTGTTCCAGTGGATGGCCGCCAGGTCCATGCGGTGTATCATATGCCCATTCGACAAATCCAAGATTGGGCCAACCTAGAAACTTAGTTTCATCTATTAGTTCGTAATACCCTTGATTGTCTTTATAGTATTTGCCAAAACGGTGCTGATTGTCAAACACATTACACATTATATAATCTATTCGTTTATTTTGCAAGAAACTCTGTAATAGAATAACTTGCCGCAACCAACGCCTGTATTCATGCTCGGCATTGTTATTAATAGTAATATATTTAATAAGTTCTTTGCGATATTCTAACACAGGATCTTGATCAAAAACGCGACTACTGCAGCCAGGCCATATGTCATAAGCACCCCATTCATCAGCATGCTCTTGTCTACCGCAACTTGTCCAAGCAACTACTACTAACTTTGGTTTGTGCTTTGCAACTGCTTGAATAGTTTTCTTTACAATAAACTCATTACCAACACCAGGAGTACCATCGTTAACTAAATGGCAACCAAGACGATCAGCAAGTAACACAGGCCAGGCTTGCGTTGCCGGATCTGGCAATTCTTGTCCGTATGTAAAACTATCACCAACTGTGTAAAGCATAATATCCATTATAACATAAAGTGAACGGGTAGTCTATTTCTAAACTACCCGTTCTGAACCGCGATTGGAGGAGAGAGGAGAGAGGAGCCGCGGTTCAATCCGTCAAATTTTTAACAACCGTTTTTACAGCCGTTTCATACAAGTGCTTTCTGCAAGCGCACGCCAGTTGTTAGGACTGATTTTCATTAGATCTGCAACTTTAAGTGCCATACGCAAACTAACTTCACGGAACTTGTTGCAATTTTCAGCCATAAAATCTACTATCTCGGCTTCTTGTTGCATGTCCATGCTGTAGTCCTTGAACAAATCACCTACTGCGGCAATCTGTTTTACACGCAGTATCTTATCACGCATGGTGTCCAGTGTGAGATCCAGGTAGTGACAACGTGATTGTAGAGCTTCTAAGTGATCTTGTAATCGCTTGCTTTTAACATTCTCAAACTTAATGTTAGTAATAAAGCAAGCACTGCCTTTAAACTCAAACTTATCTGGAATACCTTCGTTACGCAGTTTGTTAGACTCTGCGTTCCAGTATATCATACGCTTCTTGCCACTATCAAGTGCGGCTTTCAATATGTTCAGTGCGAGGTCATCCATCAATACACTGTCACAGTCATCAAACACAAGCACGTTGCCTTTGTCACTGTACTCGTATAGTTTAGCGTAAAGTCCTAGTGCAGTCATTGCACCTTTAACTACTTCATATTTACGTTTCTGATTAGTCATATCTCCGAAAAGCGAACTCTTACTAAGTTCTTCTTCAACACCATAACTTTTACCAACACCAGGAGGTCCAGTAACAATTAGCGCACGAATATCACTTGCAACAAGCGACTTGGTCATCTGATCAAGTATCTCAAAACGCTGGCTAATCTCACCCATGCGTTCCTTGTCTTGTGCTTCTGTAAATGTAGAAGAGGCTGCAACTTCGACTTTAACGTTTTCTTGTTTGTTGAAAACATCTTGTCCGACAAAATCAAGTTGATCCTGAGTTGTTTTAATGCGAACTTTTGAAAATTCTGCACCAAACACACTTGACCCATCAACTGTGATGTATCCGCCGTTTGCGCCAAACTGAAAATTCTTAATAACAGGGAAAACAGTATTCTCTACTGTGCGGTTCCTGTACTCTCCGCTTTTTACTAGAACGTATGACATGTCTCTCTCCAAATCATTTACTTAACTTACTCTCTTATAATAACATCTTAAACAGATGTGTCAACCTTTTATTATGCCTAATTCTCTATAACAATACTGAACACATTTTGCTTGCGCACGACAATCTTCCAGTGCATTGTGTGCAGCAAAGTTCATTGCTTTGCGAGGATCTTGTGGCATA